TCGCACCACTAGTAAATTCTTCACCCTGACAATCAGTTAGGAATAAAGTATCAACACTAGAACTAACATCTTTTAAAGTAACTTTAGCACCTGATCCTTTAGTCATATTTGATGTTGTGATACCCAAAACATCACCTTTAACATAACCAGTACCTGCATTAGTGATATTAACCGTAGTTATTTCTCCAGCAGAACTAGCAATAACAATTGCTTGTGCTCCACTACCACTACCACTTATATTATAAAGAGGAACACTATTAAATTGACCAGTTGAATAACCTACACCAACTGCAGTAATATCTACATTTGTAGTACCAGTTGTTGCTGGATGTCCTAGTTGTTCAATATAACCAGTTGGTCCTGTATGATTTACACCACCAGCACCTTCACTAACTTTTCTTCCAACTGTTAATAGACTTAATAAGTAAGCATTTGAAGTAGCTGCAAAAGGAACTTTTAACTTTCTTGGTAAACATCTTATTGGATTAGGTAATAATCCTGGTATCTGACCAGTAGTATCATTAAGTTTGGGATTATAGAAATATGCACTACCTGCAGCAGAAGTAAACTGACACTTATTGAGTGTAAACTTAAGATCTTGGAATTGATTTGCAGACCAAATAGATCCGTTCTGAGATTTAAATAAACTACCACCAAGATACTGTTTAGAAATAATTACACTTTCTGTATTTGGTAGACTAAACGTATCAATTGTTGGTTCACCCATTTCAGCAATCCACATCTCATAATTATTCGTTGTTGGTGCAAGAATAACTATTGCATATACCTCATTTGGTGGTAAGTATATTGGTGATGGGAATGTTACTCTTGTTGCAGCAGAAGCATCAGTAGAAGTATTAACTTGAGTTGGTTCTAATGAAAGATGAGCATAATCTACAACCAATCTATCTGTTGGTGTTCCAAGTTCAGTTGTTCTAACCTGAATGTGAACCTTCTCTTGAGTATCTTTACTTGCAAAGAATAGATCAACAGAAGATAAGAATACACCAGTACCTTCAATGTTAAATGTTTGTGCTAACGGGTCATCCTGTATTACCTGAGTAACCTGAGTAATATTATTAACCTCAGTAATTTCATTAGTAATATTGGTAATATTATTAATAATGGGGATTGGAGGTGGGGGTGGATTTCTTATACTAATAGTTTCTTGTAAGAACTCATCAACTACACCACTAGTTGTATAAACTGTTTCTCCACTACTTATAGATGGAGATCCTGGTAAGGCAAGAGAATTAGTTTCACTAGAAGATAACTTAAATGTCCTACTACCATTTCTAAACCTAAGTGGAGGTGGTGGACTTGCTAATGGATCTCTAAAGAAGAATGATCCGTAAACATCCCCATAAGTATCACTAACTAATCTAATATCACTAACAGTTGCCTGAGCACCACTTGTAACTCCAAGTAAACTAATCTGACTAGTAATATATCCAAAGAATCTTCCTTGAGCATCTTCACGCAATGATGCAATATCAACATTCAACACACTAGCTGAAGCAGAATATGCACTTGAAAGATTAACAGAAGTATTATATGGATTGTTTAAGAATGTAAGTAATGGTGTAGAAATATCTCCTTCTTTATGATTTGGAGCACAAATTCTGAATGTAATTATTCTTTCACCATCAAGGAAACCTTCTACGGTTTCTCCTGCCTCAAAGACACCAGAATCCATTGAAATTTCTATTAGTTTAGGAATAATATCAATTCCAGATGTACTATCAAAGAAAGGATAATATCTAGTAAATGGTTGAAGACCATTTGCCTCAAATCCTACGTTTCTTGAACGAATATGTTCGTCTGGTCTGCTACCATTTCTAATTTCTGTAACAAATGATCCTTCAGTATCACCCAATACAGTTCTTTCACCATTAGCAATAAAAACATTTCTTACCCAACTATCCGAAGCAGGATTCAATGTTACATTACCTCTAAATGTTATAATATTAAATGGGTTTACATTTTCAACTCTAGATGCTAGTGGTTGATCAAGTAATTCAACTTCCTTATAGTCTAAGGTTAACATATCACCAGTCTTTCTTACATTAGAATCTAATAACTCTAAACTAGATGAGAAGTCAGCAGTATCAGAATTTATAGATGGATTTAATGCTAGTTCTGGTTTAATAGCAAAGAAATCATTAGGAGTAGTTAATTCCCTCAATCTTATATTAACATCACACTTATTATCTCTATTCCCTGTGTCTATGAGATTAGTATCTTTAAAATCATCTACAAAGAATCCAGTTTTAAATCTACTGAGTCCATCAGCATCTTGAACTTGAAGAGTTTTTGTATCAAGTTCTAAAAGACTTAATGATGTTACTGTTTCTAAAACATCTATTCTATCTTCTAGATGACCGATATCTCGCATTGTATACCGTCTATTATCAACAAGACGAACATATGCATCATCGGGATCATAAAGATATGCTGGAAGTTCAATAGTTGCAAGTGTCATTGCATCTTCAACATTAGTTGGAGGTTTAGGATCTACTGAAGATACACCTTTAACTACAGAAAGTCTTTCTTGCTTATCAAGAATTACTTTATCAATTCTAGGTAGATAGAAACTATAACCCAATAAAGAACTTTCATTAGGACTAACAATCAATGTTGGATTTGATCCAGCAGTTCCAAAGTTTCTAAGACCATATGAAAATGGGGATGCAGTAGTTACATTCCACTGAGCAACTCTTGGTCTAAAATCAAGGGTATCAGAAGCTCTAACACCATTCTTTAATATTGGAATATGCTTATCAAATTGCTCCTTAGCATATGAATTAATAGTATATACATCACCAGTATCATTAGATGGAACTTGATAGCAATTATATACAACTGTTATCTTTCTAGATGGTGCTGAAAATCCACCATTTCTAACAATTGTTGAGTAATCATAATATTGTTCTTTTTGACCTTTATCTAAAGTAAATCTTTCAGTTATATTAAGATAACTACCAGGCGTTTTATCCTGTAAATTAGTAATAATATTAGATTCTTTGAATGTTACTGATTCACCTATCTGGAATCTTTCTGGTGTTAAATAACATATTTCAACTTCAGTTGCAGATACTCTTGTAGTTACTTGAGCAATCGCTTTACTATCTGAACCAACTATATTTTCACCTAGAATTGCATTTGTATCTAAACCCAATCCAGTTACAAATGAAAGTTTATCTAAAATAGGAACATTAGTATCTAATGATTCAAATATACCAACTACTTCTGCTACATCAGGTACATTCAAAGAAATTACTTTGTCATCAACTCTTAGACCATAGAAGTTGTTTTGTGTTAATCCAGTTCCAGTAGTAGATGCTGCAGAGACACATTTATCAATAGTTACTTTTTCACTTCTAACATAATTTTTCTGCTTACTCTTAATATCCTTTTTCTTAACTGTTGTATTAACAACAACATTAGCAGCATTTGCTGTTAGTCCAGTAAGAGATACCAAAGTTCCATCAGCATTTAAACTAAACTGATCTGAAGTTAAATCTTCAGTAGTTCCATCAGCATAATGAACTGAATATCTTTCTGAATCATAATTTTCATAGAAAGCACTAGAAATTCCTGTAGATGATATAGGTATTTCCATTAAACCAACACTACTAGCACCTTCTCCAGTAATTTGTTTGGATACAAGTAAAGTAGAACCAGCTAGATCTATATCAGATACATTACTAGAACTTAATGGTGCATATAATCCAGCATTTTCATTATTGACAACACTAGGTCTTCCTACACTAAATGATACTGTTTCTTGCCCAGTAGCAGGTACAGCACCATTACAGACACCAGTAACTGAAGCTACTGCTTCAAGATCCATTGTTAATCCATCAGGAGCCACCCATCTTACTCTATTGAATACTTCATCAGTTGAATTTGGTCTCTGATATCTAATAATAGTATCAGATTTAATACCAGCAAAATTATGTCCTGCACAACTAGCAATACCAACAGAATTAATTACTAATTGATCTGTAACATTAAATCCTTTTGGAATAACCCTTTGCAATACAGTATCTGCTGCAAAGTCAACAGTATTTGTATCTACAATACCACCTGATCCGCCAGCATTCTGATATACAGATTTAACATCTTGTATTCCATAAATCTTAACAGATTTGAGTGTTCTTTGTACTACATCCGAACCATTTATTTTAATTGGTTCACCAGAAAGAAATGTTCCAGAAGTTTGTTCTATTGATATTACAGCATCTGTACCAGCACCTGCTGCTACTGCATAACCAGTAGCACCACTATGTAAACCTTCAATATAAGAAGATGCTGGTAATTCAGCACTAGTACAACTAGCATTTAGAACAACATTAGTATATGTTTGAACGTCAAAGCAATATAAATCCCATTCTGAACCACCATTTTCATATGGAGCATCACTTAAACTGAAAGAATAAGCTCTTGCCTTTCCAATCACCAATCCAGAAGCTGCTGCTGCAGTTCCACCACCTCTTCTTTCAATACATAAGTCAACAGTATGACTATTGTTTAAACCTATAAAAGGTGTTCCTTGTACATTATTGACTTTTATTTTATTTCCTAACTCCAGAGGAACTAATGCTCCCTCTATTTTCTTTATATCTCTTGGTTTATCTACATCTATTACAGTAGTTCCTGGTTTATAAGTATCATATCCCCTAACATATGCCTTTCCACTAGACACTTTAACTGCCATTAAATCATCAGTAGGAACATTTCCTTCATCTGTTGTAGATCCTGCAGAAAATACACCTTCATTAGATAATCCATCATTTAATGAATTAGCTACCTGAATACCAAATCCGTTTACTGTATAGTCTCCAGACTCATCAAATGTTCTACTAGCAAAATAGTCTCTAATTAAGTTATATTGTGGTTTATTTTCAAGTTTACGTATCTCACCTTCATTTAGTCTAAGTATCTCAACAAAAGTCTTATCGTTCTTATCTGTTAACGCTTTTTTAGATAAAACAGTAGATATTTTTAATCTATCAGCACCTGGTGCTGCATAGTTAGAAAATCCTTTAGCATTATCATATAAAGAATCATTATCTCTAGAAGTTATTAATTCTTCATTTATACTCAATCCTACTCTATAAGATGGTGTATTGCTATATGGATCTAGAACTATTTTGTCAGCAGAAACATTTACAAACGAACCTCTAATAAAGTAAACACCATTTTCTACTGCTGCTGCACAACCAACTGCAGAAGCATCTAAAGAAATAAGAGTAACTACACTATCCCCTTCATTGAAGACAGTATTACCATAAGCAAAGGTTTCTTGTGTTAATAATGCCTCACCATCATCTAATGATCCACCATTAGCATTAGATGTACCACTTAAATATTTTATGAATAATGTTGCATGTGTTATATCCGTACCATCAGAAGCAAGTTCTGCTTTATCAACAACTACAGTAGTACCAGAATTTTGTCCTTTTAATCTTTTTCCTACTAAATTTTGGATGTATAATGAAATTGGAACACCTAAATGATCATCATTTAGTTTAACTGAATAATATTCAGGATCATATGCAATATTTCCTGGGATCACCATTGATCCCTCTTTAAACATATGACTACCAAAAGATGCTACTTGATCTTGCAAGATCGATTGTAGAGTTGTTAATTCTCTTGCCTGAACTGGAAACCCTGGTTTGAATAAGACTTTATAAAAATTATTCGCCTTATCAAAGTCGTCAAAATATGGGCTTATATTTAAATTAGTTTTCTGTGGCATTTTTTAGAATTCCAAGATAATTTTGATGTCTTCTTTCTGTCTAGAATTTCGTGCTATTAACGGCCTATTATCTAGGTAGAGGATATCACCCGACCCTTTATTTATCTCAGGTGAAGACAACCCTATTGTAAATGATGTTGCTAGATCAATAACTTTATTTCCTGTTGTTGTTACTTTACTCTCAGTAAATGTAGTATCAACTACTCCAGAAAAACCAAGGGTTGTTGTTATTGGATCAGAAGCAGAAGAATTAAATGGAAGTACCTGTGAGTTAGTTGATACACCAACATAATCTTGCTGATTATCTGTAGTTGAGTTAAAATATAATGATCTATCTTGGAAATATTTCAAGACCATAGTTTCTTCATCATATGATGCGGCATATCCTTGAGCAGTACCACCAGATACTGTTTGTCGGACTATAGTACCTGGAGTAGGAACAGTACCAGAAACAGAAGAGAATTTAATTCCAGATAATGAAGAATATTGAGGTTCAACAAATGTAGCAGCAGATCCAGCTTGCGTTGGATTTTTTACTATACCAATTTGTGCAAACTTTGCATCTACTGGAAAGTCTTTAGTAGTGTCATCAAAACGACTGTAAATAAGAACTTTATCTGTTCCCAATTCACTATAAATATCGTATCCATGACCTCTAGATGGTGGAATAATAGGAATTAATTTTGCTGCATTTGCAGTTGAAACACCAGCATTAATAGTTCCTAAATCAACCATTCCATAAGTATATCCTTGACCACCAGATGAAACAACAGCACTTGTTATTTTACCAGTACTATCAGTATCAACAACGACCTTTCCACCAGTACCATCACCAATGATATTCACTTCTAAACCAGATTGGTTTACTGAATATCCACTACCTTGCTTATCAATATAAACCTTTTTAATTTGATTATTATTGTTAGTAGAATCACCATTATCTCTTACTGCTTTTATTTGAGCAGTATCAGTAGTTAACCAATCATTAGGAACGGAAATATAATCAGTAGAATCAAATTTTATAATATCACTTGGAGGAACACTGAAAAGATATTTCCAAATATACCCATCACCACTTTCTCCTGCCTTACTTGGTTCTACATCAGTGAATACTGGTTCATCCTTTGAGGCATTTCCTGTAGTATTAATTCCAGAAGCTCCATTATCAATGCAAAGATAAACATTATAATCTTTATTCATTACATAATAATTGGAATCATACAATCTTGCTGATTGTGTTAAAGGAGACTTTGCATCAACACCATAATCATGACGATACATTTCATACGTAGTTCCAGTTTTCCATATTCTTTTCTTAATCAATCTTCTAATATTTGCACTATTAACTTTTTTACCAAACATCATAGTATCTGATGTATGATTAATATTATTAATAGTATCTCTAGGATCTGGAATATTAGAATTATAAGCAGCTAAATCTGCACCACTTCTACCAAATCCAACAGTAGCTGGAGCAGGGTTAGGCAGACCCAAGAACACATAATAAGAATTTGCAGCATTGTCTATAGACTCTACAAAATTATTTGCGTTCTGAATTCTAAATTGATCGGTTACAATTGCAGCCATTTATTTCATATTTTTTATGTATTTATACTACCCAAGATCTGGTTTTAATGCACCACTATTATTCCAACCATAATCACGACGTTGAATTGGTGGGAATGTACCTATTCCAGATCCTGTTGTTAATCCAACAGTTAATCCAGTAACACCAATAGAAACTGGGTTTACGGTAGTTCTAGCTATTCCAGCAAGTCTACCCCATGAGAATCTACCAAGAATTTTATTTGTTGGTGCAGTAGATCCTAAACCAACATGACTTGTATTTGTGTGAACGTAACAAGTAACTAAACCAGTATTACCACTAGCACTAAACTGTTGTATTTGATAGATATTATCTACAAATAAAGTTCCTATTCCAACTGTATCATTATTATTCTTAGACTTAGCAATAGATGTTAATCCTGTTCCAACAGTAGTATCATAGATGTAAATTGGTTGTCCAACTGCTATTCCACTCCAACTAGAATTACCAGGTTTCTTTAAACTAAATTCAAGTGCTAGTTTACCAGATGTAGGAGCACTTGTTGTAATACCAGTAACAATACCAGTTACACCTTGAATAATATCAATAGATTCAATCTTTTCTCTATTCCATGATGGGAATGATGCAATAACAGATGGTGGATTTGATTGTGTATATCCAAGTCCAGGATTTACTATTGTAGTACCAGTTATTACTCCATTAGTTAATGTAAGAGTTGCTGTAGCAGTAGATCCTATACCAACTCCAATATGAGATGGAGCACCAATAGATACAGTTGCTGTTCCATATCCAACACCACCATTAGTAATTGATAGTGATGTTATTGTTCCTGCAGCAGAAACTACAGCAGTTATACCAGCAGCAACTGGATCGCTAGAATCAGGTATGATCATTGCACTTACTTGATCAGTAATCACAATAGATGACTCATTTTCTTCATAATTAAAGAACTGTGCATTATCTACAAAGATTTCTGATTGAGTTGTATTAACATCTCCGATAATCCTTGCTGTTGGATAAACATATGGTTCAATAGAATCTCTAGACTTATAAACAATTTCACCATTAATAACTCTATCATACTTCTGTCTATTCCAAGACATTGGTTTATAGTTATTTTCATCAACACCTAATCCAGAATATATCTCTGTTTCTATAGTATCTGATGTAGTAATACCAGAAAGTACTCTATGTTCTTGTTCTGTATGAATACCAACCTTCTTAATTCTTAGAAGATCTCCCTTCTTAACAGTTTCTTTTACAGTAAATATTTGACTGTCATCACCAGCAGTTCCTCTATAGAAGAATATTGAAACATGATCATTAACTGTAGGTGCTTCTGTAAAGGTAAATGTTGTTCCTCCTTCAAAGTTATATGCTTCACCAGGATTCTGTATTACACCATCTATAATGATTAGTAATAATGAATTCATATCTACTAATGCAGAATCAGCATCTTCACCATCTATTTCAAAACTCACTAATTGTGAATTGTACATTAATGGGAATCTTGTTCTAGTTCCATTTTGTAGATCTTTTATAGAGTCAATATAATCAAATTGACCGAAATTCCAGCATGTAAACCTATCAGTAAATGTTTCGGTAACAGTAAGTTCAAAATCAGTTATAAGTGATGATGAATTTGAATATCTACTAGTTACTAAACCAACTGGTTTAAATACGTCTCCAACTAAGAATGAATGCCCATTTCTAACAAGGTCAAAATCAGAAACAACCCAAGAAGTAGATCCTATTCCTGTAGCATTATCAGTTGGTGAAACTGCAACAGTAATTAATTGACCTGTTCCTGTATCAGTAGTATTTCCAATACCTCTTCTAGAAACACCTGTTATTTCAAGATTATCATATGCTGGTTGTGGAATAGTAATATGTGGATTAACGTATCCAGTACCACCAGCACCAATAGCAAACTGTAGAGCACCACCAGTTCCATTTGGTGATTGCCCAACATTAACAGAGATTTTATTCGTTGCTGGAACTGTAATTGCTAATGTTGAACCAGAAGCAGGATCAGTTGTTCTAGGATATGTGTGAATACTCTTACGGTTATCCTGATTACATGAGAACTTAAATGAATTATTATCAAGAGTTACTGTATTGGAATTAGTTAATCCATGATTAGATCCAAATGTTATAGTAAGAACACCAGTTGCTGGTTCATATGTTGCATCAGTAGGTGTTAATTGACTACCACCAGTAATATTAACTGCATTAGCATCAGCACCTTCAAAGAAATGTGTGTTATATGGAATAGTTGCAGTTACAACTGCACCATATCCACCACCACCAGCACTTCCTACACCAACAGTAATAGTATCAGTACTTACAGAAGATATTGCTAAGGTTGCTGCATTAGCAGGGTCAGTTGTACGTGGATAAGAATGACTTGTCTTAAAGTTATCTCTAGAACAACTCATTACCAAGAATCCAGTATCAAAACCAACTGTATTGGATACAGTTAATCCATGACCAGGAATGGTTAATGTTAGATTTCCAGTGTGTGACTCATATACTGCGTCAGTAGCAGTAAATGGTCCACCTGTATTAGCAGTAATAGATCCAACACCAGCACTTACAAACTTATGCTCATATACATCATCAGTTACACCAATAGCAACATTACCATAATATCCAGAACCCCAATTTAAATCACTGTAGTAAGGATAAGCAGTTCCTGAACCAACATAGTTGTGTCTAACTGTACTTGTACCAACATTTGCTACAAACGTCTTATCTGTTAATGTTTCTACAATAGAGAATGGTCTGTCATTTACAGCATTAGGGAATATAGTAGTTGTTACACCAACATACTGACTTCCATAATTAACAACACCACCACTTACATATTTGTGAAGTGAATCAGTACCAACACCTACTTTAATAGTGATATTGACGCTTGTTATATCAGTAATAGGAGTTCCAATACCAGCAATAGGGTCAACTCCATGACGAGGATATCTATGCTCACTACCATAATTATCTTGACTACACTGGAATACTAAAGAAGTAGTACCAATTCCAACCTTTTCACCTACTTGAAGATCGTGTTCTCCAATGGTTAATGTTAAATCACCAGTAGTAGCATTATAAACTGCATCACTAACATCATATGTACCGCTACATGTAAATTCTAAACCAACCAGAGTCACTACCTCATTTGAAGGTCTAAAGTTATGTACTTTATCTGTAGTTATTTCCAAATATCCTGTAAGGTTATCATATGACGCTGTAGTGATACCAATTGCATTTCCTATTGTCGGAATACCAACTATCTCTGAAATAGACTTCCCTGCCCCAATTACTGGGTGTACAACAGCACCATGTAAAGGTGCTACACCCAATCCACCTGTAGATCCTACAGAAACAAGCATTCCTCCTCTTGGAAGTTGATTGGAATTAATGTCAGTATCACTCTTAATTACACTACCATCAGTAGAAGTAATACCAGTAAATATAATATCAGTTTGTGTGGTTCCTATTCCAACAAAATTATAATTATTTCCAACATTATTATCAGTAGTTGGAACCTGGAAGATACCATTGATTAAATTCATAGCATCACCAGTTGTTAATGCTGTTGATCCAATACCAACACCTTCTTTTGTTATTTCAAAGGTTTGACCAATTCCAGTAAATTCATTAGATATATCATCAAATATTTCATTAGTTGTGTAATTATTCCTTAAGAATACTCTTCCATTAAATGTTGCTCTAGCATATTCAAGATTAAATTCATTTAATTGAGTTAAGTTAGTTCCTAATGGTGCTTCAGTAAAGTGAATCTTACTTCCAACAACATTATAAGAACCCTTGTAAATTCTAAGAGAAGCACCATTTGCATGTGCAGTTGCTGCACTACCAACAAATCCTCTTGTAACTTCTAGTAATTTTGCAGTTCCACCACCATCTATTGGACCTAGAGCAGTTGTTCCTATTCCAACAGAAACAATCTTCATGTATTCATCATCAATTTTTATAATATCTGTAGGTATTATTGTGGATATACCAGCAACTTCAAAAATTGTTCTAGATGTAGAGATATGAGCACCATTATTTGTTATTGTGGTGTTAATAGGACTCCACATTAATGGAGACTGAATTATGCCGTCAATGGAAAGTAAACTCTTCTCCATCTTCTTAGCCATCTCAAACTTATGAGAATTTCCAGATCCAAGACTTAAAATGGTTACTGCTGTTCCAACATTTGCATTTGCTGCTGTTGTAGCAATTTTAAAACTTTCTCTATCAACTCTTATAGCATATACTTCGTTAGGTAAGTCTGTTCCAGAAACATGTTGCATTGCAGTACTACCAATACCAGCAAATGTAGATCCTGGTGTATAAATTAATTTCTCACCAGTCATAAAGAAGTGATCACTAATAGTAAACTCTCCTGTTGCTGGATTTAACTTAGCAGTATCTGAAGGATCAAATACCTTTTCAAAAATAGGAACACCATCATGTAAAATATCAAATTCAGTTTTAGTTGACCTATCACCATTAATAGCATTATATGATAATAATGATACGGAATCACTAGCACCTCCATATATTAGATCAGGTGATGTATTAAAACGATCACTCTGAGTATAAATTAATTCATCAAATTGTTGAACTTCAATACTTGATCCATTAAAGGCAGCATCTGGTTTGAATTTCAAGAATGTCTTTCCACCAGATCTAGAAGTTATAAATGTACCTATTCCAGTAGTAGTTCCAATTGAAACAAATGGGTATTGACTCAAATAAGTATCTACACCATCAAACATCATTAATGTCTGGTGTAATGCACTAGTTGTTCCACAAGAAACTCTTACAACACTCTTAACACTAGTAAATAATGAAGTATCAATACCAACACTATTACCATAAGAACTACTTGCATTAGAATTAGTAATATTGAAATACTTAGATTCATATCTTGCACTTCTTTCGGTTCCTGCAGTTTGACCAGCATTATTAAAGTGATGTGTTCCTATACCAGCTGCTGTAGTACCAAATCCAACAATTCTAGATCTAACATTAATTTCATTTGAAGAATCATTAGAATGACTAAACGATAAAATATTAGAACTAATATCTGAAGTAAATGTACCAATAAAATTACCAGATATAGAACTTGTTATTCCACTATCAGCATAATATTGAGAAATATATGAATTTGTTCCATCATGGGTTACAAATAATTCAACAAAATTCTTTTCTTTAGTAACATTATCTTGAATTTCTACTGCAGCAAAATAAGATTCAATCTTGTCAAGAGTATTAGCAGTAATTTGTACAGTTGTACCTACACCAACAACTCTATTTGAAGAAGTTAATTGAGCAAATCCAACAGATCTTGTTGATATACCTGCTATATTACTTGTAATAGCACTCTTTAGAACCTTAATATCAAGGTCATCAGAAAATATATTATCGGGTGTTATTCTAATTAAATTATCTACACCTTTTATTGTTGCATGTTCTTGAGATCCATTAAATACATTACCCTTTTCAAAAGTAATTGTATCATCACCAGTTCTATAAACAACTAGTTCTGTAACTTGAGTATTGTTATTATTTGGATCTTTAACTTGAACCAAGAATCTTGCAAAATCTTCATAAACATTTTCTTGACTATATCCACTTAAATTAGTTTCTGAATTTGAGAATTCATCACTAAAATCATCAATAGTTAAAACTCTATTACTCTTATTTTTTATATAATCTGATAATTTTAAATTACCAAATTTTATGTACTTGGACTTACCACCAACTACGTCAGTATCAAGAACAAAATCAAGAATATTAACAGTATCTACCCTTTCTTCATTTATTAAATCACGAACTATTTCTGCAGAAGTAGTGGCTGTAGAAACACCAGCTTGAGTAGTAGATGTTATTCCAGTATCTGCAAAATTCTTTAATCCACTAGTATGAATTAGACGATTTACTGGATTTATAAATTCATCGTATGTTATAGGACTTTGAACACTATATGATAAATTCTGGAAATAATCATTATCTGGTAATCTTTGGAAATCTTCATTTAATCTACCAATACTATCAGACCAACCTTTATTATTTTTTAGAGAATAATTAATATCAAATCTTCCATTATTATAAACGATTGTATTAATAGTAGCTACTGTTCCACTAATAGCACCTCTTAAAGTATCATTTACAAATAACTTATACTTACCATAAACTTTTAAATTATCACCATCACTTTCCGCAATAGTTAATTCCTCATCAACATACTGACCATTAACCAATACAACAACCTTTTCACCAACCTTAAACTGTGCTTGTGATTGTGTTACTTTAAATCTTGGATAATCAGTATATTTAATTATAGAAGCATATCCTTGCTGTGCAGTTTTAGCAATACCTGTAACTGTAGTGACGTTTGTATAATCAATTTGTATTTCAGTATTACCTTGAGCATTTGCTTGAGTATATCCTGCAACTGTAAGGAACTTATATCCAAGATCTGAAGAGTTAAATCCATCCCCTAATGTACTATGTTTTTGTAAACCTTCAACATAAATTAAATCACCAATAGCAAGAGGTGCTGGATTAGTAGAGAAACCAAGAATTGGTGTTCTCAAAACACATGTTAATATACCAGTTGCAGTATCAGTACTTGGTCCAACTACAGTATCAATAGTAAATCCATTTGTATTATTAGTTGCAAAAATTAAATGTTCTGATGGTTTTAATCCTACCGAATTAGTAATTATATTAACAGATTCAATAGATGAACCTTGCATTATTGGTTCAATAGCACCAGTAGTTACTTCTGTTCTTGTCTCAGGATCAATAACAATTAAATCTGGAGCACTTATATAATTTTGTCCACCAAATTCTACTTTTATATCATCAATTGTATCAGAATCTCTTACAGTTATTGTTGGTGAAATTGAAGCTTCTGGTCTTAAAGTCTTATCTGATGGATATTCAAATCCAGGATCAAGAATTGAAACATCATCAATAACATTAATAATCTTAGATTTAGGTACAATTTGAGCATCCTGACCAGTTGTAGAACCCATACCTGTAAAAGTAGGTAATGATTGATATCCAAATCCACCAAAATTAAGTTTTAAACTGTCAATACCACCATCTGCTAATTTTGAATCAGTAGAATATGTTATAGTACCTACACCTATATTTGCTGCTGTATATGATAGTTTTTCTGGTACTTTTCTTACAGATACATTAAATGTAGTTGTTCCTACCCCAAATACCTCATAATCTGCTGTATATGTACTATCAACATAAACTATTTCTGATCTATTTTCAACATCTATATCAGCAGTACTTATAAATCCAGATTTTTCAATTGAATAGTATATTACTGATGGATTATCCTTATGATACTTGTATGTCGTAGTTGTTGTTCCAGTTCCAGTTAATGTAAAACTTTCAGTACTTCCAGTAGATACAAATTCATTTTTAAAATCATTATCATAGAATAATTTTAATTCATAACCACTAAGAGAACTATGATTTAAATCAAATACTAAATCATTATTTTTAAGAACTTCTATTTGTGGATTAATTAATGCTAATTCTTGAGTAGAACCACCAAAATCAGTTATATTTACAACATTTGGTGGATGATTAACTACATCATATAAAGTTTCACCGAGATGAATAGAATCATCATCTATTCTATAAACAAAATAAGATGTATTGGTTGTTAATCCTGTAGCAGCAACATTACCACTATAGAAAACTTTCTCACCAGTTTTTAATTTATGGTTACTAAGAGATATAGTATTTGTAGTTGTATTAATTCCTGTAGTATTAAATCCAATTGAATTAATTAATAACTTATTACGTTCTGCATTATATTTTACTGTATTAATTCCTGATTGTCCAGGTTTAATACTTAATCTAACAGAGTCTTTATTTACTAAATTATGTGCAGTTGAAACAGCAACTTGAGCTGTTATTTTCTGTGCTTTAGCAGTTACCTGTGTATATTGGGATTCTAATGCATAATTATTATCATCACTTGCATTATATACAAAGAATAGACTTCCTGTTGTTCCTAATCCAACTTGAGTAGTAAGTCCAATATGATCTTTTGACTTATTAACAACATAAAGTGTTTGACTATTTCCTAGATACGGAATATTGTAATATGGTCCTCCATTATTATCTGTTACAGTTAATGCTAACCCAGGACCAGGCTTACTAAATGTTACTGCTTGATTTGTTTCAAATGGGTGATTTGGAAGGTATATACTTTGAGAAGGAACATTTACACTTCTAGTAAATCCTTCTATTGTCATATTTACATCAGTTCCTATTCCAACTTCAGTTCCAACACCAACTGATTGTGCAGGATTAAACCATACTTTTTTATTTACTTTTGACTCAAAATAATCACTCTTAACTGGGAGTGTAAAATACTGTGGAATTAAATCTACTGGACTTGATGCTGTATGTGCTGCTCCAACAACACCTCTCTTAACCCTTATTACATTTCTATTAGGGAATGTTTGTAATACTAGGAATTTTTCTGTTCCTATACCAATACTACTACCAATAGAAACTATTTTTGGTATTGAAGAAACTTGTATATCAGTAACAATACCAGAACTTGAATTAGCAGGGACATCCTTATAAAGGACAGTTACTCCAGTTTGTACTCCTATTTTATGAGTATCTGTAAGATTTTCAACATAAGTGGATACACCTGAAACTGCTATATTGTCATTAGTTTTAAATGTATGTGATGTTGAAATATATCCTGATATTTGATTTTCGTTATCCCAAACAAAAACAACATCTTCTTCAGTTTGTACTGTAGTATTAACATCAATAATTGCTTTACCTATAACCCTATTAACTGTAACATCTAATCCACCACCTTTAGTACCACTATTATCAAATATAGCAGATTGACCAACAGTATATCCAATACCTGGATTAATAATATCAAATGATTCTACAGAACCTTTAGTAACTGATTCTATAAGTGCAGCCTGATCAACTAATTCATTAGATTCTACAAGGAAATCATTATCTGCCCCTTTATCTGCTACTTTGTGTGGGAATGTATTTCTAATTAAATTTGAATTATTAAAATCAAAATTATTTTGATTAATTGAGAAATTTTCATCAATTGGATTAGATCTATAAGAATCTCCAATAAAATATGGGAATTTTGTTTCTAATTGATTATTACTTGGATTAACAGCAAGACCTGCAAAATATGCATATGTACCATTAGGATATTCTGGAGTCTTACCAAATCTTCCATTATTTTCATCTAAATTTCCAGACCCATCCCAGAAATAATCTTTTACAAAGAATCCTGTACTAAATCCTACTGGTCTATCCTGAACCATTGAGGCACTAGCAGCATATCCAACAGTAACTAAACTTGTTGATGAGTTTGTATCAGTAGGATCATCATATCCATATGGACCATAAATTGGATTTCCATCATATGCCCATCCAATAATAGGAGAATGTTGTGCTCCAGTATCACCAAAAGCAACTTGAATATTAGTTGAATATCCAACAACACTATATTTTAATTGATCAGAACTTAATTCTGATGGTGATAATATTTCATTTCCAAATCTATTAAAGTTATTAATTTGTAAACCCCTAACATCTGGATCTAAAATACATCCATATCCAGGTGCAGTAACTTCAATACTTGTTGTTGAATCTGCATAACCAACACCAGATTTAATTATTACAACTTTAGTGATTACACCATTTTCAACAATTGATCTTAATTGTGCTCCTATAGCAGTTCCAAAACCAATAACTTCTAAGTCTGGTGGTGAGGTATAATCTTTACCCTGATTTTGTATTTCAACAGCAGTTATCTTTCCATTACTAATAATTGGTTTTAATTTACCTTTTTCACCAACTTTTATAGAAACTAGAGGTTTTTTCTCAAAATTAAGAATAGTAGATCCATATCCAGTTCCACCTTCATAAACATAAGTTTGGACAATTTCTCCACGAACTTTAGGAGTAAGAGTTACTAGTCCTACAGGATTGGTAATAATACCAGTGGAATTAGTTGATACACCAACATATTCAACATCAATATTAATTTCTACTGGTGGATATGCAAAACAATGCAATCCTGTACCAACACCGTTTAAATAAACATATTTTTTGCGTGTATAAGCAGAAGTTGATGTTCCAGCAATTCCAGCATTAGTTAATCTAAATGTATTATCATCTAATTTAATAACTTGATAATATTGTGCTGTTTTAGTAACTCCTGTAGTAGTTGTTAATCCAGATATTACTGTCCCTGTTGTAGAATATACAATCTTGTCACCAGATTTAAATCCATGATTTTCAAATGTAACAGTTGAATTAATTGTAGAAATTCCTACTGGTTTTACATATAATTTTCTATTTTGATAACCACTACCTGGATTAATAACTTTAACAGATGCTAAAGTCATCTCTGGTTCATAAAGTCTAAATTTATGAAGACCACTACAGTTAAATGTAGTTAATCCTACTGTATTAATTCCTGATTTATAATCTTCTAACGTTTCATATAATCTAACTGAACTAGGTCCAACTACTGATGGATAATATATACTCCCCTCAACTAAAATACTTGAAATACCAGCAATCCCACCTACATATGCATTACTTCCTTGATATGTACTTGCACCAATGGGGTTATTACCATTAGCATCATAAACAAGAGGTTGTCCATTATATAAATTATGCTGATTTTTAAATAATATTTGATCATTCTGTACATCAACTCCACCATCACCTGGAAGGAAAGTAGCACGACCAAAGAATTCTAATTCACGATATCTTTTATTGAGGAAAGGTTTTAATACAGCACCATCACCATTACCACCACTAACAGTAACAGTTTTAACAGATTTAATATCAAAGTTTTGTGGATCTATAGTTACAGAACTAACAATACCACTAACAACTGGTTGAATTAATGCAGTTGTTCCTGCACCAGCAGTTAATGTAGTTGAAGGACCAGTAAGAGAAATTGATGGTATATTAAGAACATCGTAGTTATATCCACCATTTAATACATTTAATTTAGAAATAGGTCCACAATATATTTTATCATCAGACTTATAATTTAATATTTCCACACCATTAATCATCATTCCCGTTGACCCAGGAATAGTTTCAGCACCCTCACCAGTTTTAATATCTGCTACTATCGGGAATTTTTTAAGAACTTTCTCTGGACCAATTAATCTATCTGCATGAGATGATAATGTAAATTCATGTACAGCAGTTGATCCAAGTCCAACAGGTTCTGAAAATCTAATAGGTTCGTCAGTTACAACAAATGCTAAAGACCTATACAATTTTATTTGTTTTGGATCATCCAATACTCTTACATTATACCTAGCACCTGTAACTAAACCAACTATTCCATTCTCTTCTGGTTTATAAACTACTTCATCTCCAGTAATAAAGGGAACTTTGGATGGGAATGAAATAATAGAATATGTATTTAAATCCGTATCATATCCTTGTAATACAGTTCCTGGATTACCAGCAAGATCATTATTTTCTGTTCCAATAGCTTCTGGAATACTAGAACTAGAAATCTTCTCCATAATATCATATGAAGGTAATGAACTTGATGCTACATAAAAGTCTTTATCAATATCATTATAAACATTCTGTGTATCAGAAGTTAAAACATTATTTCCATATTTAATTGCTGTTCCAGAACTATTTGACTTATTTAAAACTCTTCTCAAATCATGATCATATCTTTCTATAAAACCTTCAGTACGAATACCAACAAATGTTAAATTGTCTAATTTTACCTCTTTAGGATTATTAAGAGCAATTTCTTTAACAATAGCAGTAGCACTAGGTGTATAATCTGCTCTATAGATAATTTCTACACTATCACCTTGCTTTAAACTTGATTTATCAGTAGGTGAATTAAGAACATATGCTGATCCAGAAACAGAATCAATTTCATATGTAGATGATGTATTATAAATCCAAGAATTAGCAAATATTTCCTTTCTGGAAGGACTATTTGCTAGTGGTGGATTAGGAATACTTTCACCTAAATTTCTAACACTTATCTTTTCCCCTACAGAAGAAGAATTAATATTTGAAATAGGAACAAAATTCTCAATTACACCAGTAATTCTTAATTTAACTTCTTTAGTAATATCTCCATTTTCATAACCAAAAACAACTTCATCAGATCTTAATTTATCAGTAGATTTAATTGCTGACGTAATACCAGTACAACCTAAGAATTGATTGACAGTTTTATCTGTATAATTTACTGCAGTATTAATACCACATATTACTGTTCCAGTATGACCAAAACCAATAGTAGAATCTACTGTTATAACAGAAGAACCAACAGATACATTCCCTATAACTTTAGTTTTACCAGGAACTGTGAAATTACCTTCAATTGCTTCATTACCATACCCAACAAATAGATTTATTTTATAATATGTACTAATTCCAGTTCTACCAAAAGACCTACTAAAGACTTCAACTTCAGATACAGATCCTTGAGTTTCTGGATCTATTGAACTTTTAATTGTTTGACCAACTAATTTATTAGGATCTCCAGAAATTCTTTCTGCAACAATAAGTTCTCTTCTAATAAATTCAGACGATGATGGTTTAACTAAAAATTCTTCTAGATCAATAATTTTAGGATCTACACCATATAAAGCAGAAAATAATATTTTAAATGATTCTTCAGTACCTTTTGACCTATAAAGAGAAGTAGATTGTTTTATATAATTACTAACATCTAAATTTGGAACAAAATCACTATCTTCTAACCCAGGAGTAAAAGTAAATTTTATTTTATTATAAAATTCCTTTAAGAAATGAGCACTTAGGTTTATAACAGTCGAATCAGACGCATGAGTTGTGGGTGTTGTAGTTGTAAAAACTAATTCATTTGGATTATTATCTTGTCTATAAGATGTTATTCCACTAAATCCACGAGTAACACCAGTAAATGTATTGGTTGTTAATCCACTATATGTAAATATCTCATTATTAATTTTAAATAATCCATCTTTATTTGGAAATCCTTTAGTGCTACTAACAGTAATATCACTAATAGATGCAGTAGTTCCAATACCAACAGAAAGAGTTGTTATTCCAACAATAACTTCTGGTGTTAAATTATCTAATTTTATATACTGATCTAAATTATCTACAAGATCAGTAGGACCACCTCTGTGTTCCTGAGAGATATAGTATTGCTTTAAAAAATCAGCAGCCTTAGGATTTTCTGAAATAAGAAATTCTGGTAGCTGATTTTCAATTATCTGCTGTACTTGTACTCTAGCATCAATTCCAGTGCCTATCATGTTCTTATTAAATCTCCGTTTGAGTAACTAGAAGTTGCTTTAAATCCAACACCTGATATCTTTTCACCCGATGTAATGGTATCTTTAACCATATTTATTGTAGTATCTGAGATGCTAAAATCGAGGTATAAATCCTTAAGACCTATAACATCATTAGAATCTGGAAATGCCTGAATTTCAACAATATTATTGTTTGCTACTGTTGAAGTAATATTAGTTGTAGTTAACATAACCTCACCTTTATTATAATCAACTGTTCCTGCAGATTTAACAACAACAGTTGCTTCATCTACATTTACATCCAATTTAACAATAGATAAAACACCTTTTCCAGATCCATCTAAATTACCATTATCATCTTTATTTGGTATATCAGTTATGTAAACTGTTTCAGTTTCACCTTCTATTTTAAATCCTGTACTCTTAATATTTCTTCCTTGAGAATTAATATTAAATTTATTACCAAAACATAATTCATATTGTGCATAAGAATTTAATATTGCTTTTAAATTTCTTCTAATTTTAACTCTAGTAATATTAGAAGTAATAGCATTATCAATATTATCAATAATATTCAGTGCTTTACTATACTTAAATCTACCACCAAATTTATTAATATCAGTTGATTCTGAATAAACTGTTAAACCATCAGTAATTCTGGTTTTTAAACGATCAACACTAGAAACTTTTGCAGTATCAAAATAAACATAAGAATCAAGTTCAACATATAGCAATTTAAGGTCTACTATTTTTTGATTAATTCCTGCAAGAGAATAATTCTTTAAATCTGCCAATATCAACTGTTTATCAAAGTCAGAGACATATTCACCATTTTTAGGTTTAATTGTTATTAAAACAGTTCCAAATTGTGGAGGATCTAACTCTTCACCACCCACAACAGACACACTTTCTGTATTTGGATATACTTTTTGTATTATTGCTTCATAATCCCTGCCTGTAACCGCCCTGTGCTGTGCTGAATACAGTCTAGGGGCAAAATACTTAACTGAGTCAATAGACTCAATCTCACCGCCATTAGCAGCAGCTGCCGTTGTATTGATTATTGGTAATGATACTGGTGGGATGATATTACTAAGAGTATCACGAATTGTTGCAGCATAGGTAAATTGAGATGGACCATTACCATCTTTACCATCACTAATAATATAACCTACAGTTATTACTGTACCATCCTCTAATTTCTTACCAAATACACCATCACCGAATAATAATTCATATTTTTGGTCTTGTACTTCTTGAATCAAATACGTTTCAGAATCTTTATTAACACCAACAATATTATCAACTAAAGAATATTGTTTGCCCATACCTGGATCAGACGGACCTTTTACATATACAACTATGGTAGAACTATCAATAAATGGATTTTCTAATAAAAATCTTTGATCTAATGATCCATCAACATTAAATGATTGATTAATATATGTACCTTGATATACAGTAATTGGATTATCTAATGTTCCAAAGTTTGCTACACCATTATTAACCGTTGTTGTAATATCTTCTGAAATAGAAAATGTAAACGCTTCATCAGCAGAACTCGCTACGCACACTAGACCCGCCTTCAGGGTCAATGAAGTCGTAGAATAGGTAGTTGGGTCAATATTAACTGGAAAGTACACCTGTGCCCTTGCAGCAGTCCTAGAGCGTGGTACATAACCTATATTTCTTGCCAATGATACAACATTCTCACGTAATACTGCAGAATCTAAGAAAGATTCATTTACAACCATGTTTGCGTTGAACGCAGTAATGTAAGTATTGTATGCTAAAGTATCAATTAAGACTGAAAAATTAGATCCTTCATAATCAAAATCCA